AGCACACTTGACACACGTCGGGATACAAAGTAGAATCCAAAACCATACAGGAGAATGTAATGGCTGAAACAGTAACTAAACTACGCAAGATACGAAACACAAACCAGAAGCGAGAGTGGACATGGCCCTCATTTGTAGAGGCATGGCAAAGCTCAGAGTCGTATGAGGAGGTACTACAGAAGCTCGGCTTTGAAGATACACCCAAGGAGAGGAGCTTTATAGGGGTCAAGGCGTCGTATGCCAGAAAGAAGGGCGTAGAGCTAAAGAAGCTACCCAGGAAGCCTCGTGCATCTAAGGTGGACTGGAACAGCCTTGCTCAACTTGCTAACTCAGTAAACTAAAAATGGATGAGCTAATCGAGCTAATCAAAATATTCGTGGAGGATGATAAGCGGCTGCTTTGCCAGTTCTTAAATCAACTGACGTGGGTGATCTTTCCCGCAGTGATTAAGTGGCAAACTGACAAACTCGTCATTCATGGGTATACTAAGGCAAGACTGGAGGCCACTTGTGGTAACAACTAAACAGCAAATCAATGAAGCAGAAGGTTCTTACAAGGTCTACTTGGCCATAAAGGGTGACGATAACCTCAGAGGAAAGTTTAGGTGTACCACCAAGGGTGTGCAGTACTACAACAAGAAGCAGATGACAGAGCCTGATTTCTCTGAGATCTCAGTATATCTGGCAAAGAACTGGAAGATCATCGTATCAAGAGAGGACCTCAAGTCCGGCATCATGGCGGCATCAGCCCGTATCGAGCCCGGCTTAATCTACGGGACTCAGATATCAGATGAGTTTCGAGTCAAGGTAGAAAAGTTCCTATTTACAAACCAGCCGTCATTCAGGAGGTATGACATCACGACAGACGCAGTCGCTATCGCTGTAGACCCTATAGGTTTTGAGCACCAGCGAAGACTGACAGAGATGAGAATAGCAAAGGCCCTTCGAGCAAATGGGCTTCAAAAAGTGCGGGTAACGCACGAAGGAAAGCGAAAGATGCGGTGGTTCCCTATCAAGGGGGCTTGAACAACAAACAAACAGGAGAGTGCTGTGGAACTCACATCACAAGAAATCGTCGCCCTTACAAAGGCGTTCAACACGAAAGCAGTCTCGCTTGCCAAGCAAGACATCGACAACAACTCTGAGATTGACGTAAACCTCATCGTCAAGGTTGCAGGGAAACTCAAGCGTGGTCAACGGTCGAAGCCGGTCAAGGCTACCTCCACCATTCCGTGGAAGGTTGCCCTGGCTCTATTCGCCAAGCGCTCAGGGTTCACCAGGGAGCAGACGGCAAAGGTGCTGCTTGAAGCGGTGACCTTCGCTCTTGAGACCAACTCTGACAAGCAGAATAAGCTGCTTCAAGAGATGGGCGTTGGGGATGCTATGGCTATGCTGGACCGAGAGGTCTTCGACAAGCTGCCGAAGAAGCAACGCGACGGCAACGTCACGTTCGAGGTCGCGGTCGTTGAGGCCGTTCGAGAGCCAATGTTGGTGGCTGACCAGGACATTCTTTTCCTTGGGGAAGGGGAAGAAGTGGCCAAGTAGTCACCGGGGCCGTCTCTTAGCGGGGAGGCGGCCCCACCTTTTATTATGAAGAACCCAGACAAAATCGAAGACTATGAGCGTATTGATACCTTTCAGCTTGTGTTTCAGATGACCCAGACTCTGGGAGGACTAAGGAAGGGAAACCTTTCTAAGATGGCCTACATCTATGGAACCAGCAGGTCTCGGCTACGCAGCATACTTAAGCGAGAAGCAAGAGCACCAACGCTCGATACGGTTGTGTCTTGGATGAGCAGGGTCTACAGAATGACTGGAACCAAGGTCGTATTGACCGTCACTCCAGATCTTAAAATGCACTACAGCATAATAGACAGCACTGCCGGTTCAATCGATGGTGTAATCGTCCCACCAAAAAACAGTTTGTAGAAGGTTAATCAATCGACTACAGAGCAAAGCCCTTTAGGGATTGATCCCCCTAATCAAGTGGGCTCCTGACTGAGCCCACCGGAAATCCGGTGGCGCTCTTTCAGGACCCGTCAGGAGTCAACTATGTGGATACAGCACGCCAAAACGGCACCAGTAACAACGATAGCCGCCCAGCTTCAGTACAACCGTGGCAACGGACAATCGCTTTCTCCATGCCCAGGGTGCGGGCTTTTAGAGAGAGGATCTCGTGATAAGAAGCGAGGACCTGTTGGCTTCAGCCGCAGCGAGGTTGCATGGCAATGTCATCAGTGCGGCGCCAAGGGTGATGTCGTTGACTTTCTTTCTTACCATTACTTCCAGCAGCCACTGAGAAACCTAAAGAAAGAGGAGCAATCAGTAGTTCGAGACTGGTTCGCCGAGCAAGGGTTCTGTACACCATCAGGTGTTCCTGCTCACATTCAGCCTAATCCTAACGATAGGCCAAAGGTAAACTTAATAGCGACCAAGGGTTACCTCCGGCCACCAGAGGATGAGCTTGCAGAGCTTTGGTCTAAGACTACCACCCTTGAGTCTGCGCTTGAGCAGTCAGCTACATGGAGCAACCGTCTCAGTAAGTGGATTATCGGGCGACGGTTCGCCCCAAGAGTATTGGACAGCACCAACTGTGTTCGAGTATTGCCGCTGCCAACAGATCACAAGTACCCAGAGTGGTTCCCACATCAGTGGGCTGGGGTCTACAGGATTGCAGCGCAATGCTTCGAGCCGGATGGAACCTTCGCGAGCATACATTGCCGTAGCGTGACCTACACTAAAGGTCGGCAGCCGTCTGGCTCAAAGACTCGCTGGCCTTCTGGGTACGAGGCCGGTGGCCTACTGATGGCCAATGAAGGCGCACAAAAGCTCATGAGGCAAGAGCCAGATCAAGATCTCTCTGGCTTGTTAATATGTGAAGGCATCACAGACTTCATGCGAGCCTGTGAGCAGGCCTTCAGGGAGTCACTGAACCTCGCCATCGTGGCGGGCACATCAGGCAGCTACAAGTCTCTTGCTAAGATCAACATTCCACAATCCATTAAGATCTATGTAGCTACGGATACGGATGATTCCGGCGATGAATACGCTTCAATAATCTGCGACCAACTTCCCCACCACACACTTTACCGCGTACCGCTGGAGCAAAACAATGGCTGATTTGGATGAGGTACTGGCCGCTGGCCAGACCCGACTTGCAGACTTGCTGACCCTTGCTGAATCTGACAACTGCATCAATCAGCCATCACAGACAAATCAAGAAGCTGAGCTTTCCGAGAACCAGTCGGACAATCAAATCACGACGATGCTTGACCAGTACATGGATCGAAATGGTCAGCCGTCTGGTCGGTTCAGGAAGAACAAAAACAACTTGTATGTAATCCTTAGGCGCGACCGAAGATGGCGTGGCCGTATCTGGCTCAACAGCTTTACCAATACCCTAAAGATTGATGACCGAGACTATCGCGACACAGACGACACGAGGATCGCACTCTGGGTATCGAGATCGTATGGACTCGAGTATGGAGAAGCCGCAGTAAGCTCAACGGTTTCACTCATCGGAGAAGAGAACAAAAGGAACCCTCTTATTGAATGGCTGGACTCATTCGAGTGGGACGGAGTTCCAAGGCTTAACTCCTGGATTGTAGAGGCGACCGATTGTGACGACACCCAGCTAAACCGTACGATGGGCGAGAAGTGGCTGATACAGGCGATTGCTCGTGCTTACAAGCCGGGCTGCAAGGCAGACTGCGTTCTCATCCTTGCAGGTGCTCAGGGTGCAGGCAAGAGCACTCTGTTCCGTACCTTGGCAACGGAGGACTATTTTGCTGACACGCCACTCGACATCGGCTCTGCTAACTCGTACAGCCAGATTGCACGGGCATGGATCTACGAGGTTGCGGAGTTAGACTCCGTTCGCCGATCGGCTAACAGTGCGACTAAGGCATTCCTCAGCGCTCAAGAAGACAACTTCCGTCCGGCATACGGTCGTCATGCAATCACAATAAAGCGTCACGTCGTCTTCGCTGGCACGACTAATGAGTCACAGTTCATCAATGATATGACCGGCTCTCGTCGATACTGGCCTATCAGGGTCAATGAGGTGAACCTCAACTGGGTCAAGGAAAACAGGAATCAGTTGTGGGCTGAGGCTATCTTGGCATTCAAGAATGGAGAGACATGGTATCTCGATAAGAAGCTTGAGGAAATACGACACGACTCAAGCAAGATCTATCGACAGGATGATCCATGGCTGGACCCAATAACTAACTATTTGTTGCTCCAACATGGAACTATAACCATGACTATGGTCATGGAGGATGGGCTTAAAATAGAAAGAGCAAGGATGAATAGAAGGGATGAGATGAGAATATCTGAGATACTTAGAGAGCTTGGGTATGAAAAGAAGAGAATGAGCGTACAGGGAAAAAGAAAATACGTTTGGGCTAAAAGTGAAATACTAACGATGAAAAGTAAGGAAGCATGATGAGTAGAGGAAGAGTAGCAATGGGCGGAGGAATGTTCCTCGAGCCTGGAAACAATAATCAAGATGATATTTTAAGTAGATTCAAGATACTAAATCCAGAATACAAGATGGCTATCGGCATGAGAGAGCGCGGGAAGTACATTGCGCTACCGGACAAGTACATCAATGCCTGTCATCGAATCCCATTCGATCACCCTTGGGGAGGCGGCCTCGCTATTCCCAGGAAGGCAGCAGCCCAAATGGATCTCGGACCTGTCTCCGACGTGAGGACAAAGCCTGACGCTGATAAGATCGACTTAGCTAATGGATTCAGCCTGAGAGACTACCAACAAGACGCACTGGACGAATGGGTCAACAGCGGCGGAGAAGGTGTAATCATTGCACCCTGTGGAGCAGGGAAGACCGCTATTGGATTAACTGCGGTAACGGTTTACAATACAAAGTGTTTGATCTTAGTTCACACTAATGACTTGGCAGTGCAGTGGATGAACAGGTGTCGATCTATGTTGTCTACAGAGGCGTCTCAATATGGCGCAGGTAAGAAGGATGACACGGGGCGGGTTGTGGTCGCAACTTTCCAGACTCTCGAACGAATGTCATTTACGGAGCGGTACGCTTTCGGGCAGCAGTTCGGACTTTGTATCGTTGATGAAGCACACCACGTTCCAGCACATACGTTTTGTTCAGTCATGTTCTGCATGCCAGCAAGATACCGACTCGGCCTGACGGCAACACCGAATAGGTCAGATGGTCTTACATCGATCCTGTGGTGGCACTTTGGCAAGGCCGTGTATGAGATCACCAATGCTCAACTCGCAAGCTCTGGACATGTTGTACCTCCTCGTATTGAATGGTTTTTTACAGACTTCATGGGTCCTCTTCACAGAGTCGATTGGTCCAAGCTCATTACGCTGATGACGACCGATGAGGAACGCAATAGCAAAATCATCGAGCGAGTAGTTCAGGCATGCCGGAACAACAGGCAGGTGCTTGTTCTTTCAGATCGAGTGAACCACTGTATTAAGCTGGCTGAAGAGATTAGCGCATACGACATCGTGGCCGAGCCGCTTGTGGGTAAGATGACTAAAAAACAAAGAGCAGAGGTATTAGAGCGTGCTGATCAAAGACAGATTCAGGTCGTTTGTGCGACCACGGTTGCTGATGAAGGGCTTGACCTACCGTCTCTCGACACGGTTGTGCTTACAACTCCGACAAAGGCTATGGGTCGAATACAGCAAAGGATCGGAAGAGTCATGCGCCCGCACCCTGAAAAACAAACTCCGATCGTTATTGATTGCGTCGATGATATTGGATCAATGCGCGGAATGGCTAGAAAAAGAAATCGACTCTACACGCAAATCGGATGTCATTAAAATGATTGACGTAGTAAAAAGACTTCCTGTTGGATGGTCATTGACCGAGTCAAAAGACGGGTGGATCATCTATGACCAAGATGATGAGCTTATCTGCAAGGCTAAGACGCCTCAAGAGCTTCATCGCATACTGAGCATAGAGTTCGAGATAGCGCAAACCTTTGTTGGCATGATGCATGCAATAAAGAACGTTGAGCCAGCAGAAGCCTGATCATCACCGCAGAGAAAGACCGACCCAGTCACGAACGGTCACCTGACTGTTTGTGATGTCTTCAACAGCAATCGCTAACCTCAAAGAAGGTATCGACCGGCCTGACTCCAAATCCCTCAAGTAGGGGACGGAAATGCTTAGATCCATTCCAGACAGAGGCTGATTGATCCATTTGCAAAAAGCAAATCTGCTGTTGTAGGAAGGCTGAGACTCTCGATAGTTTCTAATATTCATGCAATGTCCAGTCAGAATTTGTCCGATAAAAGTGATGTTATAACCATCACACCGTGATACTATCCAATCATACTGGGAAAATGGGAGAAAAAATGAACAAAGACTTGCCTACGATAGGCAGCAGCAGCGTCGGAGCAATCCTCGGGATGTCTCCATGGAGTAGCCCCTGGGATGTTTGGGCAAGAATGCATGGGCTAACGAAAGGTTGGTCCACTTCAGCCACTGCAAGAGGACATATCTTGGAGCCAGCGATCGGCGCCCACTATGCTCACCTCAACAAGGTTGATATCAAAAAGGGACCAGAGTACGAAGCCGCCCCAATCATCGGGCCAGAAGAGTGGATGCATGCTCGACCAGACTTCTTCGTCACGTCCGATAAAGAAAAATGGCTGCTGGAGATAAAATCAACTCGCAAGTTTGATCACAAGTGGGGCCTATCAGGAAGCAATAGTGTACCGCCATACTATGCTGCCCAATGCGTGTGGCAGATGGCTGTTACTAATGATGATCGGTGCGACCTTGCAGCCTTCGCTACGCTATCAGATGAGTACAGGTCGTTTCATATCTATCGAGACAAAGACTTAGAGTCTAAGATTATGGACTACGTTCGAGATTGGTACGACAAGCACATACGCAAAGGCACCCCTCCTGATGTTGATGGGTCCACAGGTTGCTCTCAGTCGTTAGCGAAGATGTTCAAGCAAGAGTCCAAGACATTCATTGAGCCATCTGAAGATCATATCGAGTTGGCAGTCACCCTAAAGGGCCTAAAGGGGCAGCTAGCTCAGATAAGCGAAGAAAAAAGACACATAGAAAATCAAATTAAAGAGCAGATAGGGACCGCTTACGGCATCGCTGGTGTGGCTACATGGTCACAGAGTAAGCCACGGTCTAGATTTGATCGGTCATCTTTTGAGGCTGATCACCCAGAACTCGCCAAGAGGTATTTAATCGAAGGCGATACAACACGAACATTCAGGTTTAACTACACAGGAGAAGAGAAATGAGCAATGCACTACACCCAGCACATCAGTTTAGAAACGTTGTGGAATCTAAGGCGTCCGACTTCCTTCAGGCTATGGCAGGAACAGAGGCGGGATCAAAAGCAGCAGGCAGAGTTGCGCTCGCCTTCCGTCAGGCAGCGCAAACAAATGACCGGCTCTATAGCTGTGATCCCGTATCAGTAGCTCAAGCGGTAGCGCTATCAGCGATGACTGGGCTTATGCCTGGGGGCCCACTACCAGACGTCTACCTGCTTCCCAGGGGCAAGAGCCTACAGTGGCAAGTATCACACAGAGGATTCGCTAAGCTGGCTGCCCGGAACGGAGTAAGGCTGCGAACCAAGGCCGTGTTTGAGAGTGACAGCTTCCATGTGATTGAAGGAACAGAGCCCAGCTTGGAGCACGTGCCAGACCTTAGCGCACAGCAGTCATGGGACACGCTCACTGCCGTGTATGTTGTTGCTCACTATAAAGATGGCACCAAAGACTTTGTCGTCATTCGTAAGGCGGACATCGAGAAAAGACGAGCCAACTCGGATGCCTATAAGCGAAACAAGAACCAATCTCCCTGGGGTCAGTGGCCAATAGAGATGGCACTTAAGACTGGGCTGCGGTATGCGTTTGCACGCGGCATCGTAGCTATGGACGATACAACTTCAAGTGCGTATGATCATGATGGCAAGCAGGACGCTCCAGATGAAGATCTGAAGGTAGTTCAAATGAATGATGTTCCTGAGATGGATTCTATGAATCTACTCACGGAACAACTCGATGAGCTTGTAGACGTTAAGGAAAAAGAAGAATCTCTTTTAGAAGATTAGGATATCTAAATGGCTCGCGACTACAAAAAGGAATACCGGGAATACCACAGCAAACCTAAGCAAAAAAAACGTAGAGCCGGACGCAATAGAGCGCGAAGAATTATGGAAATGCTTGGGCGTGTTAAAAAGGGTGACGGTAAAGACGTTGACCACAAAGATAGAAATCCAAAAAATAACTCTAAAAATAATCTTAGAGTACAAAGCAAAAAAACAAATCGTTCAAGAAAGTAATAGGAGAAAGTAATGAGTCTTTTCGAAGAAGCAGAAAAAACAAAGAATCCTTTTGGGTCTCGCAACAAAGCCGATACCACGAACCAAAAGGTCGCATACATCAATCAAACAAGCATTCTATTGCGTATAATGAACGAGGTATGCTCCGAGCAGAAAGTTTCATCATCTAAGATGAAGGACTACTCATCTCACCGTACACGTATTGGCGATTGCTCATGGAGCCTCCACAACCTTCAGGGAAACGTAACAGAGCCGACCTGGGCTAATGTTGTAAATGCAGCACTCGGCGGATTCTTGAAGACAATTAAGAACAGTCAGCCTAATGGTGAGTGGAAACTCTGTGATTTTGAGACCAAGATAAAGACCGATGAAGACAATATCGAGAAGCTTTTCTTTGTTGCAAAGTTCGTTGATATGGAGAATCAATCAGACTTGACTTACCGTAATGGCATGCCCGTCACTACAACAGTCAATGTCAATGCTTCTCCAGTTTCGGCAGAGTTGATTGAAGCTCTGTCTGCAAAAAAGACTGATGACTCAGACCTTAAAGATCTGATCAAGCAGCTTGCTGAAGTGTTGACCTCGCAGGCATCTCAAAAGGTCAGCCAAGAAGTCACAGTAAATCCTGATGACTTAGAGCCAGCAAGCAGTGAAGCGGCTCCAGTCGTCTTCGACGATTAAGATAAAATGCCGCTGTATAAATTTGTATGTGAGGAGTGCGGCGACAAAAAAGAAGTGCTGCAAGCATTTGGGGACCCAAGCCCCACTTGCTTGTCGTGCTCTTCTGATATGACTCGTAAGATATGCGCCACTAACTTCAGCCTTAAGGGCGATGGTTGGGCGAGAGATAACTACGGCTTGAAAAAGAAGTAGTGGGGTGAGGCGCCACTGGTAGGTGCATCGGGTTGTTACCCCGAAGGTTGTTGGTTCAAGTCCAACCGCCCCAGTTTTTTAGGAAAAGTAATGATCAAACTTGCGATGATAGTAAGCTTTTGTGTAGCCACAAGCGCTTCAGCAGCAGAGTTCAATCCTACGCACAGGCTCGATAAGCTTGAAGCATCTACGGGATTAGCGCTTAAGCCTACGGCTGATCTCGATCAGGCTCGTAGTCGGGAGTTCCGTTGGGAATCAAGCGCTGGTTTCTGGGGGTCACTCGTGGGCTTAGCGATCACGACGACGATTATTGTATTGGCGGTAAACGCTGCCGATAAAGACAACAGCAC